GCGCGCCGGGGGCTGCACGCGCACCTCTGGGTTCTCGACGAGTACGCGTCCACGGACCGGACGACCCCGCGGGGCGCGGCCCGGGGCGTGCTGGACATGCTGGCCCGGTCTGGCCTTGAGCCCGGCGACGTCGACCGGTGGATCGGCGACCGGGCGCACCACGGCGACCATCGAGGCGGGGCGATGAGCAACCGGGCCTTCTTGGAGGCGATGGCCTCCGAGCTGGGCATCCCGACCGAGCGCCGGGGCTGGACCGAGCAGCTCCCCGAGGGACTGCGGCGCATCGCGACCCCGCGCAAGTACGAGGGCTCGGTCTGGGAGGGCTCTCTGATGCTGCACCGGCTGATGGTGGACGACCCGCCGCGGCTGACGGTGTCGACGCGCTGCTCGCTCCTGCACGCGGACCTCGCTGGGTGGCAGGGCTCGACGTCGCCCTCGGACCCGCACAAACACGGGCTCGACGGTCTGCGCTACATCGCGGTCCCGTTGCTTGAGGGCCGCGCTCGGTGATAGTCTGCACCTGGGGGAGTTCATGATCAGCGTCCTCGGCTACGGCTACCAGCCCGCGGTGAAGCGCACCCCCCGCGAGGAGGCCGCGCTGCGCATCCGCATCCTGCGCGGGATGCACGTCGAGGATGTCCGAGTGCGGACGCGGCAGGAGATGGGCGACCGGGCGCGCGAGCTGGGGCCGGTCGACCTGAGCATGAACCCCCTGCGGAGTTACGTCGAGCGGCGGGGCACGGCGTACCGGACACCCCCGGCCGTCTTCGGGCTGCCCGAGGAGCTGGCCCTCGCGCTCGGCGACGCGTCCGCGCGGACGACGGTGGCGCGGTACGCTCGGATCGGGGCGCGGCCGATGCCGACGCGGATGTCGGCGGTCTCGGCCGAGGCGCTGCGCTACCGGCTGGCGGCGAACTGGGCCGGCACCCTGATCGGCTGGTCGGCCGCGAGCGAGCGCCCGTTCCTTGAGGCCCTGTCCCCGGAGCATCTGACCGTCGAGTATCTCTCGGACGACCCGACGGCCCCGACGGTCATCCGACATCGGCGGCTGCGGCGGCTCGGCCGCGATCTCGTCGAGGTCGAGGACCTCTACGACCTGTCGGACCTCGATGCGCCGGTCTTCGCGGTGCTTCGCGGCGAGAAGGACGTCACCGACGAGGCCCTCGGTGACCTTGCCGCGGACGCTCGCGCCTACCCCTGGCGGTACGCGGACGGCCGGCCCTTCCATCGGATCGTGGTCTCGGGCGACCCTCGCGCGCCCTACGAGGGGATCGAGATCGTCGAGGGAACCCTTCGGACCTGCGCGCTCTACACCCACTGGGGAGCAGCGGTGCGCGATGCGGGCTGGCCTCAGCGGAACGCAATCGGGCTGGAGCTTGACGGCCTCGACACGCGCAGCGAGACGATGCAGGCTGGGATCTCGGTCGGCCCTGAGTCGGTGCTGCGCTGGCGGCACATCGATCCCGAGCGGCCGGGGATGCTTCACCAGTTCGGTCCCGGCTTCGATCCGCTGCCCCTGCACACGGCGATCCGGCAGTACGCCGAGCAGCTCGTCTCGGCGATGGGGCTGCCCGTCTCGATGGCGGCGACGGGCGGCGAGCCCTCGGAGACCGAGCGGCGGGCGCTGGCCGAAGCCGTCGCGGCGACCTACCCGGACTGCCGCGCGCACGATGGCCTCGTCCTGCGTCGGGTCTCGGCGCTGATCAATCGCGAGACGGGCAGCACTCTGCCCGAGCAGGCCTACCCGGTCCTGTACGGCTCGGAGGTCGAGCAGGAGTTCGAGGCCGTGGCGGCCGGCGACGGCGCAGCCGAGGACGCGCGGGCCGAGCTGGAGGGGGCCCGGTCTGCGCTGGAGGATGCGCTGGCTGGCGACGCGAGCCCGGACGTCCTGCGGGCGGCGCTGGGGGCGGTCGTCGAGGCGATGGGAATGCTCGAATAATGCCGATCCGTCCGCCGCTTGGTGTCGCCCGCGCCGCGCAGCGGGGGCTCGACGTGCGCGCGGGCAAGCCCGCGTCGCAGCGGGGCGGGACCGCGGTCGGTCTGGCCCGGGCGCGAGACCTGGCCAACCGGCGCACCCTGAGCCTCGACACGATCCTGCGGATGCTGCGCTACTTCGCCCGGCACTACGTCGATCGCGAGGGCGCGACGTGGGGCGAGCAGGGCCCCGGCTGGCAAGCGTGGCAGCTCTGGGGCGGCGACCCGGGCGTGCGCTGGGCCCTGTCCGTGGCCCGGCGCGAGGCCCCGGAGTGGTACGCGCGGTTCGTTCGTTCGCCGACCGGTGGTCGGCTGTTGCGAGAGTTCACTGAGCGAGGAGGGTAGGTGATGAGTGACGATCTGATCGAGAAGATCAAGGCGGCGCTGGGCGGTCGGCAGACGACCGAGGACGACGACGACGAGCCCAGCGGCAACAAGGTGCCGGTCGACCGGTTCCGCGCGGTCGTGCGCGAGAAGAACGAGATCAAGCGCCAGCTCGCGGACCTTGCGAGCGCGGTGGAGGCCGAGCGCAAGAGCGCGGCAAAGTCGATCGAGGAGGTCAAGGCGGCGGCGGCGCGCGAGGTTGCCAGCCTTGCGGCGCAGCATCAGGAGCACCTCGCGGCGCGTGACCTCGGCTTCGACGAGGATGGCCTCGTCGCGCTTCGCACGGCCTACCAGCGACTGCCCGAGCAGGGACGTCCGAAGTCGGCGGTCGAGTGGTGGCGCTCGGTCTCGGCGGACGACAAGGCGCGCGAGACGCTCCCGAAGACGCTCCAGGCCTACATCCCCGCAGCGAAAGACGAGGCCCCGGCACCGAAGACCCGCTCGGCGGGTCTCGACACGGGGGCCCGGCCGGCGGGTGTGAAGACCAAGATCGAGGACGTCAACGGGGCTAAGAGCATGGCAGATCTTGCCAAGCTCCTCGGCGCACGGTAGCATCGGGGTACATTCCAGGCCGCGGGTCGCTCCGGTATCAGCGTAGGCCACCATCCGAGCTTTCTGGAGGTCTACCGTGGGCGATCCGATCCGTACTGGCACTACCCCGATGTCCGACATCCTCGTCGCGGCGATCACCCGGTCCATCGGGCTGACGCTGGGCGATCGCAGCGGGGGCGGCCTGCTGGCCAACCCCGTCCTCGCCTCGCAGTTCTTGGGTGCGACCCGTCTCGGCGCCGCCCTTGGGACCAAAATGGTCGATGTCGGCTGGGGATTGAACAAGTTCACGGCGACGAGCCAGGGTAGCGACTTCACTGTCGAGACCCTCAGCTCGGCGGCCGCGACCGTCACCCCGGCGCGCCGCGGCATGGCGCGTCAGGTCTCCGACATGGCCCGCGCGCTGCAGTCGATGGACGAGCTGTCCTTCATTCAGTTCGTCACCGATCAGACGATCGCTTGGCAGCAGTCGGTGGTCTCCCTGATCGCCTCCCTGTTCCCGAGCTTCTCGGCGTCGGGCGGCGTGTCCGGCGGCACCGCGACCTGGGCCTCGATCCTGAGCGCCTACCAGACCCTCGGCATCGCCAACAGCGCCGGCCCCTACGTCCTCGTCCTGCGCCCGAAGGACTGGGCGAACGTCGCCTCGGACGCCTTCGCGCTCGGTGGTCGGGTGCAGATGCAGGCCGAGACCGACGGGTACCTCAACACGGTGAACCCGGGCTTCAAGGGGCAATACCTCAACGGCAACCTCTGGGTCTACACCTCCAGCGAACTGCCGACCAGCGCAGGCGACACGGTCTGCGGCATGTTCGGGCCCGAAGCCCTCGCGTGGGATGCCTTCATGCCCGAGCCCTCGCCGGCGACGCAGGTCTTGCTCTGGACGCCCTTGTACGGCGTCGAGATCAACCGCGACTCGCTCAAGAGCGAGGATCAGGTCGTCGGCTCGACGCACCTCGGCGCGAGCATCCGGCAGAACGCGGGCGGCATCAAGCTTTTGTTCGCGACCTGATCTGATCTGATCCCACCCGGTACACGTCGAGGAGGACGTCATGCCGATCCCCGGAAAGTCCGCTACTTCCTCTGGCCCTGTCGCCGCCCCTCTGGGTACCCGTCCTGCATCGTCCCCCGTGACGGTGCTCGGCGGTCTGCCCGAGGTCGCGCGCGGGGACCAGTATCCCCCGCTCCCTGAGACCCCGATCTTCGCCTACTTCGCCGACCCCACTTCGGTGACGTTCGTCGACGGTGAAGCCCTGTACCTGCCGATCAAGGTGGGCTTCGAGGCGGGCATCCAGGGCGTGCGGGATGGGTCGATGCTCGCGGCATCGATCGAGTACGAGCAGCGGACTAACCGGCGCATGATGATCCCCCTCGACTCGCGGGTGATCGCGTTCGGCGCCGAGCACGGCGGGTATGTCCAGCGGATCGAGCTGGCCCCCGATCGGCGCGGCAAGCCGCGGCACCATCACGCCGACGTCTGGACCCGCTACGACGTCGTCGGCGCCGAGGCGATCGCCACCTTCGATCACGACGGGTTCCTCGCCTTCCGCCGCAGCCTCGTCGACATCTTGGGCCCCGTCCATCCGGGCGTGATCCAGGCCACCAAGGCGAAGACTCTCCAGCTCGCCGAGGCGCATCGTCGCATCGGCCACGCGTCCCCGGGGATGGCCCGGATCGCAGACTCCATCGAGGCGCAGCTCGCGCCCCGCACCTGATCTCGTCCCTCTCTCGGAGAGTGTCCGATGCCCGTCGCCTCTGCTGCCGTCTATGAAGTCCTGCGCCGCGCTCTCGTCGGCGTCGGCGTAATCATCCGCCCGAGCGGGACCACTGCGCTCACTTCGTCCCCGTCGATCACGGCCGGGTCTGGCGCGGCCTCCGAGGCCGAGCCGAACGGCTCGGTCTACCTCCGCACGAACGGCGACCTCGTCCAGCGCATCTCGGGCGCTTGGTCGGTCGTCCTCTCTGGCGGCCGCGCCGCCCGCGTGACGGCCCCGTTCAAGTCGACGTTGCAGACCGGCACCGGCTCGGCGCAGAACGTCGCGCACGGCCTGGGCGTGACCCCCTCGCTCGTCGTGGTTGTCCCCTACGACCTGACCGGTGGCGCCTACGTGGTGACCGAGGGCACGCACACGAGCACGAACGTCGTTCTGACCGTCACGAACGGCGAAAAGTTCATCGTCCTGGCTTACGCGTGACCATTCGCGCCGCCACCTACGCCTTCGGGCGGCCGATCCCGTACCTCCTCCAGCGGGGGGCTACGCAGACGATCGACTGCCCGGTGCGCTACGGGGCCGGCGGCGCGCTCGTCGCCCCGACGGGCGGGACGTACTCCGTCCTGCGCCCCGGCGGGACAGCCCTGGTCTCGGCGGCACCGGTTACGCTTTCCTCCTCGATCGCGACCGGGACGGTCACCCCGTCTGCCGCCGAGACTCTCGGCTCGGGCTGGACCGTCGAGTGGGCCATGTCCATCGGCGGGCTGTCCTACCCCGTCCGCATCGAGGCCTATCTCTGCGACTGGGTCCCGCTGAACCCGGTCTCGGAGGCCGACCTGTACCTGCGTCTGCCCGAGCTGCGGCATAGGGTGCCGCAGAGCCAGGGCGAGCGCGGGACCGGCGAGGGCTGGCAGCCGCAGATCGACGCGGCCTGGTACGAACTCGTCAGGAAACTCCTGAGCGACGGCAAGCGCCCGTGGACGATCCGGGGCATCCACGGGTCCTATGACTGGGTCCTGACGCGGGCGCTCCAGCTCTGCGTCGATGCGATCTCGGTGGGCCTCGACGAGTCGCTCGCCGAGCGCAAGCGGCAACTGCACTTCGACATGCAGCGCGTCGCCGCCGAGCTTCGGTTCCAGTTCGACGAGGACGACGCCTCTCTGCGACGGGGCCACGGTCCGGTCATGCGGCTGGCGCCGGTCGGGCGGCCGACGTGGTAGCCCGCGGCGATGGCGCGTCGCTCGGCGAGTCGACCTGGCTCGCCGCGATCGAGGGCGTGTACCAGCGCATCGAGGGCCTCGACGCGGCCGGCTACCGGTCCTCGGAGTCGGACGGCTGGACCCGGGCGCGGGGCCCGGTCCCGACGACGCATCTCTCGTTCTGGGTCTTCGCTGGCGACGAGGTCGTAGCGGGCGCGGGCGGCACGCTCGTCATGCGCTCCCGCGTGTTGTTCGCGGCGCGCTACGTCGCCGAGGAGCACCCCGCGCACCTGGCCCGAGCGCACGCGGCGGCCTACGCGGTGCGCTGCGCGCTCCAGTCTCGTCAGGACCCCCGCTGTCTGGTCGGCGGGTGGACGCCGGATTATTCTCTCGTCGAGGCCGGCTGGGTCCTCGTCGATCTCGCCTTCGACCTGCACCTCCCCTGGTAGGAGTCCCCGTGGCCACGTCCCTCGCGTCCCTCGTCTCCATCCGCTCGCTCGCCGAGCTGACCCCCGACTCCCCTCAGACCGGCGCCGTCAAGGGCGAGATCTCGGTCGACACTCGGACCGCCAACGGCATCGGCTCCGGGCAGGCCGACCGGGCGTACTTCGCTGAGCGTTCGCTGTCCTCGGGTGCCACTCACACCTACAACGTCCTGGCAGCCGGCTCGCTGACCGACATGCTCGGGCAGGCGATCGATCTCGACGAGGTCAAGGCCATCACGGTGCAGTGCCTCACGGGCGCGATCAAGGTCGAGGGCGGCAGCGCGAACGTGCTGGCGGCCTTCACCGGGGCTAACGAGGGCCTGAACCTCGGCGCCGGGCAGAGCTTCGCGATGGACCTCGGCCCGGCCGGTGTGTCCGTCGGCAGCAACGGCACCTTCGTCGTGACCGAGACGGCCGCGAGCACCGCGTCCTACCGCATCCTCATCGTCGGCGCGCAGTGAGGTCCGCATGTCCCTGATCCCCTCCTCATTCAGCGACGGGCAGCTCGTCATCACCGACGACGCGGGTCACTCCGCGACGCTCCAGCTCTCGCAGGGCGATACCTCGGTGTCGGGCCTGATCCCCGGCGGCCGCACGGTCACCGAGATCCAGAGCCGCGGGGCCTTCGTCGGGCTTCGCTTGGGCCAGCGCGTGGCCCCGACGATCACGATCAACGCCGTGCTGTCGTCGCCGACCGACGCCTTCTACCGGCTCGCGATGGGTACCACGAGCGGCTTTGTCTCGACGTCTGCCGACATCGGGGACGCGAAGACGGTCGATGGCACGTTCTCGTTCAACTACGGCGCCGAGAGCCGCAGCATCACCTTCGACGACGCCTACCTCCAGGCCTTCGACGTGTCGGAGGGCGACCCGTCCACGGTTAGCCTCACGCTCGCGATCGTGGGCCCGGTGGAGCTTGACGGCGTGACGCTGATCGCTCAACGCTGAGTCTGCCTACACGTCGAGGAGGACGTCATGGCCCTGTCTCCTGTCTCTGAGGTGACCGTCGAGG